TCATGGCATCATTAGCAGACATTCGTGCCCGTATCGCGGCACAAGACAATAAGACAAACAACAAGAGTTCTAATACTCAATCAGATAACTCTATCTACCCCCATTGGAACATTGACGAAGGCACGACGGCAACAGTTCGTTTCTTGCCTGACGCAAATAGTAGCAATACATTCTTTTGGGTAGAGCGTCAACTAATTAAGTTGCCGTTCAATGGTGTTAAGGGTGATCCCAACATCAAACAAACAATCGTTCAAGTACCTTGTATTGAAATGTATGGTACTGGCGAGACTTGTCCAATCTTGGCAGAAGTTCGTCCTTGGTATAAGGATGAGACATTGAAAGAAATGGCAAACAAGTATTGGAAGAAACGCAGTTATATTTTTCAGGGTTTTGTTCGTCAAAACCCACTAGGTGATGACAAAGTTCCTGCAAACCCAATTCGCAGATTTGTTATCAGTTCACAAATTTTCAATGTGATTAAATCTAGTTTGATGGATCCTGAAATGGAAGAATTGCCAACAGATTACTTGCACGGTGTTGACTTCAACATTAAGAAAACAAGTAAAGGTGGTTATGCAGATTACTCTACTAGTAATTGGGCACGTAAAGAATCACCATTGAATGAGTCCGAACAATCCGCAATTGAAGCACATGGTTTGTTCAACTTAACAGACTTCTTACCTAAGAAGCCTAATGAAGCAGAGTTACGTATCATTAAAGAAATGTTTGAAGCATCAGTAGATGGTCAACCTTTTGACAATGAGCGTTGGGGTAGTTACTATCGTCCTTGGGGACTAGAAGCACCTGCAGGAGCGACCGCGGATAAACACACAGCTACTACTGAAACTAGAGCACCCGCAACTGCCCCCGTAGCAGAAACTTCAGCACCATGGGAAGATGAGCCTGCAACAACAACTGCACCAGTTAGTGTCCCGGCAGCTGGCACATCAAGTGACAAAGCACAAGACATTCTAGCAATGATTCGTGCTAGACAAAACAAGTCTTAATAGGTGATGGGGCTTAGGCCCCTTCCTAAGGAGAACTCCATGACACTACCAGACGAACGATACCGTGCCCTAAAGCAGGGTAAAAAGTTATTGGAAGAACTGTGCGACCCGGGCAAGACACCTAGAGTGCCTAGTCTAATAAGAGACAAAGCAAGGACTGCATTACGACATTTTCCAAATGACAATGAACTAGAGCGTATTGCGGACAATTGTCCAGAATACCTTGACAAAGAACCGTTTAGTTTGTACACTAACGGTGTACACAAACAATAAGGAATAATATGAAATACTTAGAAAAATTAAGCAAAGTAAATGAATCATTTACTGTTAACCGATATGATAATGGCTTTATGATTGAAGTCGGTGGCCGCAATAATGAAAATGATTGGACAAACTGCAAGATTCTTTGCACTACTAACGAAGAACTCTTTGCAGTAATCAATGAAGCATTATTAATGGAAGTGGACAACTAAATGGCAAAACCTTTTGACGTAAGTAAATTCCGTAAGGAAATTACAAAAAGTATTGAAGGTCTGTCAATAGGATTTAATGATCCTACTGATTGGATCTCGACAGGAAACTATGCTCTCAACTACCTCATTAGCGGTGATTTTAATAAAGGCGTACCTCTTGGTAAAGTTACTGTCTTTGCCGGAGAGTCAGGCGCCGGAAAATCGTTCATCTGCTCAGGAAATCTCGTCAGACACGCACAACAACAAGGAATCTTTGTAGTCTTAGTTGATTCAGAGAATGCCCTTGACGAAGCTTGGTTACACGCACTTGGTGTATCCACAGAAGAAAATAAACTATTAAAACTAAACATGGCAATGATTGACGAAGTAGGAAAAACTATTTCTATGTTCGTTAAAGATTATAAAGCATTATCGGAAACAGATCGTCCTAAGGTATTGTTTGTAGTTGACTCATTGGGTATGTTGTTAACACCAACTGATGTTAATCAGTTTGAAGCGGGTGATATGAAAGGTGATATGGGTCGTAAGCCTAAAGCACTAACAGCACTTGTTCGTAATTGTGTTAATATGTTTGGTTCACTTGGCATCGGTCTAGTTGCTACTAATCACACATATGCTTCACAAGATATGTTTGATCCAGATGATAAAATCTCAGGTGGTCAAGGTTTCGTTTATGCTTCTAGTATTGTAGTTGCTATGAAGAAATTGAAACTTAAAGAAGATGAAGATGGTAATAAGATTAGTGATGTGCGAGGTATTCGTGCAGCCTGTAAGATTATGAAAACTCGCTATGCGAAACCATTTGAATCTGTACAAGTTAAGATTCCTTATGAAACAGGTATGAGCCCTTACTCAGGTCTATTAGATATGATTGAGAAGGCCGAACTTGTTAAGAAAGAAGGCAACAGTCTTGTGTACACAACACTTGATGGCGAAATCATTAAGAAGTTTCGTAAAGCATGGGAAGCTAACGTTGATGGTTGTTTAGATAAAGTAATGTCTGAATATAGTCAAAAATCAACAACAAAGATAAGTACTGTAACACCTGAGGAGGAGGGTACAGAATGAGTTTAGCTTTTACAGCAGAAATATGGGATGCATTACGAACCCATATTGATTTTAATGACCGTAGCGATGCGGCTGATACATTGATTAATTTATTAATTGATAATGATTATGAAGCAAGTGATATTAAAGATTCTTTTAAGAATGACAAAGAGGTACTTAAGGCATTAAAAGGTTATACAGACCAACACGATACCGAAGAGTACGAAGAATATGATGAAGACGAAGACCAAGAAGAATGGGATTAAATGTCAAATTGGTACACAAGGGTATCACAAAATTTAATTGTGATACCCGATTTCATCTCTCATTTTGAGAATGAATTATTATCAGCAAAACAAGAGGTAAAGGTATACGGTAATGTTGAAAAGAACATTGCCGCTATTCCGGGACATACCGAACATCGTTTTAATCAACTACAAGAGATAGAAGCAGTATTGAACTATCTCAACATTCAATTACGGAAAATTCGCCGAAAACATTTTCAAAAATATCTAGAGGCGTATAACAGAGTATTGACTAGTCGTGATGCTGAAAAGTATGTTGATGGAGAAGATGAAGTTGTAGATTTCGAAATCCTTATCAATGAAGTAGCATTATTGCGAAATCAATGGTTAGGTATATTAAAGGGTCTTGAAGCCAAACAATGGCAGATGGGACATATCGTTCGTTTACGCACTGCTGGAATGGAAGATATTACAATAGGATAAATATGACTAATGGATCAATATCAATTAATTTCACGCTGGATACAAGGCAACATACCCGGTAAGTTACTACCATGGCAGATAGATTTAGACACTACTAATATCTGTAATCAAGCCTGTTACTACTGCAACACCGAGCAATTCAGAAATGACTTGCCGGTGTACCAGTCTGTTGAACAATATAGTAAACTAATTGACAGACTATATACTTGGCGACAACACGATAGCAATGTCATAGGCACATTAAGTAACGTAATCTTTAGTGGTGGCGGTGAACCTACATTACTTCCTGGCTATGAAGATTTACTAGAAGATGTGATTGATAAGGGTTATGTTGCCGCAATGAATACAAATGGTACAAAACTTCACAAGATACTAACAATTAATACTGATAAGTTAAAACGTATGGCTTATGTAGGTCTTGATATTGACAGTGGCAATCCTGATACTTATGAGTTAATACGCAAAAGCAAAATGACAGATAGTCCTTTTGATAGAGTTAAAGAGACAGCAAGAGAATTAGGTAGTAGAGGTGTTCCACTAGATGTGAAAGCATTATTAATGCCAGAGAACACCAGCCAATTAGAAATCAACAGTATATTTGAATACGCAAGGGATGTTAAAGCACGTGCGGTTCATTTACGTCCAATGGTATTAAATGGACATAGCTTCATTATGAATGATGAAGTTGCTAATAGAATCAAAACTGCAAGTGAGTTTTACAATATCAAGGCAGATGTATCATTGGGTAGATATGATGCAAGAGAATACAAACGATGCCATCAGATGTTTTTGTTTCCTAGTTTCTGTGCTGACGGAAATATATATCTTTGTTGTGAATATAAAGGTAGAGAAGATACTAAACTAGGCTCTTGGATCGATGATGACTTCAGAGATATATGGTGTAGTGATAAGCACAAAGAAATTTACAATAACTTTATAACAAGTTTTTGCAAACCCTGCAGACCTAACAGTACTAATAACAAAATACAATATGCTATGAATGATTATAGTCAGGTCATTAAAGGGTTTATATGAGTGATATGCTCAAGTACTAATTTCTTTTTGTTATTATAAACTGATTTTAATAAATTAAAATTATATTCAGTTGTACCAACCGTTTCATTAAAGAAATCTCGTTTTTTATTGAAATCCCAATTATCTATATCCCTACACAATTTAACTATTGCCATCAATCTTGCAGTTGGGTTTTCTATATCATCATAACTCTCATCAAAGAAATCACTGAAAGTTTTGTAACCCAATGATTTTAAATATTTTAAAGAATGTTTTGGTCCAACTAGAATAAAGGGATGCCTGTTAGCAATAGCTTTCCATGTTTTTTCAGTATTGAAAACATCTTCGGTATAGAAATTAGATTCAGTAATAACACTTATCAATGATGAGTCATATACTGCTTGTTCAGGGTCAATGATTTTAATCATATCTTTGAGGTCTTTCCTCGTATCAATGACAGCAGGCAAAGTAAAACAAAGTTCTTTCATTTTATCGTTATTCATGATATCAGCGGATTTAAACATTTGTTTAGTGGTAGCTATGATATCATATGAACTTGATTCTTCAATATTATAGTTGCTAGCAAAATCTATATTTTTAACAGAATGTGTAGAATCATTTGTTGATTTGTGCGGCATACTATAAAAGCTAGTATTTAACAAATCAAATTTCCAAAACAATACATATAAATCAGTTCTATGCGGTTTATATCTTCTATTGTAGCAAAGAAATGTTTTTTTGACTTTGTATATATTGTCATTAGGTTTTGGTATATTTTCTAATTCGTTTAGTTCTTTACTACACTGATATTCAAACCATTCGTAATTTTTTACAACCATTCTTTCACGTCCAGGTATATCACTTTTTATGCAATGTTTTCTATAAATGTCAGGTGCATTCACACTACCGGTCAGAAAAATAATTTTATATAGAGGAATGTCCCTAGCTTTGAAATATTCGTGTAATAAGAATAATATATTTTGTTCATAATTGTGATACATTACAATAGTTTCGTGTGACACATCAATCAGAATGTAACCATTTTTAGTTTTTATTTGGTCTAAAATAAAATCAGAAATATGAGTAAGTGAAAAAATGTCAGTATTATTGAATACGGCTTGGTTTAAGTCCCTAACTTCAAATGCAAATTCATAGATAAAATAATCATTATCTTTTATACTTGCACTAGTTACATATTCATAAGTATCATCTTTGGAAAAGATTTCTAAAGACCTATAAGGGAACAATGTATTTCTTATTACATTATTGCGTCCATTATCATCTATTTTTCTAGCTTTTTCTATGGCA